GCAAATGGCAACATCGTAGTGGTGCGTAACGCGTGGAACGAGGCCACTATGCCGCCTGTGGTGCCCGTAGCGGCGGGGAAGCCAGTTAAAATGGCGTGGCGTGGCTCTCCGAAGCATTCCGGCGACACAGAGGATGTGCGCGTGCCATTTGCGGCTGCATTCAAGAACCAAGCGATGGCTTGGCACTTTTACGGCGCGCAGCCCCCCGCGTGGCTTGACTTTGAACAGCGCCAGTTCTCGGACTTTATGCCGCTTTACGCATATTTCAGCAGATTGACCATTGACGCACCCGATTGGCTTTTTGTGCCGCTCAAGGACAACAAGTTCAACCACTCCAAAAGCGACTGCTCCGCGCTTGAACAAAACATGCTCGCCGCCGGAGGTGTTATTGCTCCAATGAGCATGCCGGAGTTCAACCGCCCCGGCGTGGTCAGGTACAAAGACAATGCGCACCTAAAAGAAATCTTCGATCAGATCGCCAAAGGGAAGATTGACAAAGTGAAGATCGCGCAAGAGGGACAGGAGTTCCTTTTGAAGGAACGGACACTGATCGCGGCCAATGAGGTGCGCGCCGAGGCGCTCCGCAAACTATTTGAATAGCTTAACATGGCAGCATGAATACATATACATGCAAAAGTTGCGGAGCTGAATTTAGCAGTAAAAAGGGATGCAAGTCTCGTATTCCAATGTATTGCTCTTCTAAGTGTTATGGTGAAACTTTAAAAATTTCGATCAAGTGCAAGTTGTGCTCTAAAGAGATCGAAAACAAGCACGGAGTAAAGAAGGCGGGGAGAGTTTATTGTTCTAAGGAGTGTCAGGGGCTTGCCCGGCGTGGGGGATCACTTAACAATGAATGGAGGGCAGCACTTTCTGCTGGGCGCAAAAAATCCGAAAAATGCAAGGGGCCAAATCTCTACAACTGGAAGGGGGGCAAAGAAAATGCCCGACGTATTGCAAAAGAGCGATACATGAAAGCCAAGTATGGCGCAGGCCGATTGCCGGTAGAATACTTAAAAAGGGTGCTTGTTGCGCAAAAAATGATGTGTTTTTATTGTGAATGCAGCCTGTCAAAATATAAGGCGATTGAACATTTAACACCATTAGCTCGCGGGGGTAAAAACGAGACATACAATCTTGTTTATTCATGCAAGTCATGCAATAGCAAAAAAAATAAATTGACGCTCGAAGAGTTTGCAATAAAAAATGGAAGATTTGACTGGATTGATAAATTCGATGAAGTGTATGCAACAGCAATTGATTAAAATATCGCTACTCAAAAACAATACAGGTCAGGTTGAAGGGCTGCCTAAAAACCCGCGCCTTATCAAAGACCAAAAGTATGCGAAGTTAAAAGCGTCTCTGGAAGCCGACCCGGAAATGATGGAACTTCGAGAGGTGATCGCATACGACAATGACGGGGAGCTTGTGGTGATATGTGGCAACATGCGCCTGCGGGCACTAAAAGAACTGGGCGTAAAAGAAGTGCCGGTTAAGGTATTGCCCAAAGAAACGCCACCCGAAAAGCTCCGTGCATACACCATCAAGGACAACGTCGGCTTTGGCGAGGATTCGTGGGACGATCTCGCTAACGATTGGGATGCAGTAGAGCTGGAAGAGTGGGGCTTAGAATTGCCCGACCTGTTCGAAGATGCCCAAGAGGTCGAAGCCCAAGAGGACGATTACGAAAGCCCGGATATCGACACGGTGCAAACCGACATCGTGCCGGGGGATTTATTCGAGATCGGGGAGCACCGGCTACTCTGTGGGGACAGCACTACGACCGACAGCTACGACCGACTCATGCAGGGCGAGCAGGCAGATATGTGCGTGACAGACCCGCCGTATAACGTCTCCTACGAGGGCAAGACTGAGGACAAAATGAAGATACAGAACGACAGCATGTCGGCATCTGATTTTTACCAGTTCCTTTACGACTTCTACACCGCACTGACCACTTGCACCAAGAAAGGCGGCGCGATATACGTCTGGCACGCTTCGAGCGAGGTGGTCAACTTCGCCAAAGCAATGATGGATGCCGGGTGGCTTCTCAAGCAGCAATTGATCTGGGTAAAGAACTCGATGGTTATGGGGCGGCAGGATTACCAATGGAAACATGAGCCTTGCCTTTACGGGTGGCTCGAAGGGGCCGCGCACAACTGGTACTCCGACAGGAGCCAAACCACCGTGATAGAGTATAACAGGCCCAACAGGAATGCCGAACACCCCACTATGAAGCCCGTCGGACTTTTTGGTTACCAAATACAAAACTCATCCAAGAGGGGTGATATCGTAATTGACCCGTTTGCGGGATCGGGCACCACAATGGTTGCCTGCGAAGAGACAGGCCGCAAGGCGCGAGTCATTGAACTCGACCCCAAGTACTGCGCGGTTATCATCGACCGGATGATAAAGGCTTTCCCCGGCATTGAAATAAAAAAGAACGGAGAGCCGTATATACCAGATGCGATGTCTTGACATTTTGTCAAAGTGTGCTTACCTTTGTAAAAAAAAAGAACATGGCAAAAATTTATGTAAAGGGCTACACCAAGAGTGACGGCACTAAGGTAGATGGATACTGGCGGGAGTTAAAGAAGGGAGAAGTTGTACGTGACCAGTATCGCCAAAACGTAGAAGTCTTTGAAGTGATTGGCAACATGGCAAGAACAGACAAGGGCATGTACCACCTTACAAAATTATTTTCTGGGGGCAAGTCATTGATGCCAACGATAAAAAGGCGCTCGTATGGCCCAGTCCGCAAGCGTGCGCGTTTATAATCATCTAAGAGTATGGCAAGAAAGAAAGGCGAAAATCAACCGGCGCTGGATCACCGATCCGTCAAAATCCAACAAACTAAAAAAGCGCTGATCGAAGCCATGCAGAAAAACCTCGGCGTGGTTTCTGCTGCTTGCCAAGCGGTGGGCGTTGACCGCTCTACTTTTTACCTTTATTCAAAGACCGACCCGGAGTTCGCTCAAGCCGTCAAGGACGTGGAAGAGTACGCGCTCGACTTCGTTGAAAGCAAGGCTTACCAGCAGATCAAAGAGGGCAACACCTCGATGATTATCTTTTACCTCAAAACCAAAGGCAAGCGCCGGGGATATATTGAACGCCAAGAGGTGGAGCACTCCGGCGGGGTATCCGTGGAGCAGATCACTGGCATGGAGGTGAAATGACGGCCCGAAGAATTGTATTTGACACGCACGGCAACGAAAGGCAAAAGGAATGCTGCCGGGCATGGGCCGACCCCATCGTTACAGACATTGTTTACGGCGGCTCCAAAGGCGGAGCCAAGAGTTACACCGGCTGCGCGCTTATCTGGGGCGACGCGCTGACATATCCCGGAACGCACTACTTCATCGCCAGAAAGACCGGAACTGACCTCACTAAATTCACCATCCCGTCCATCAACGAAGTCCTGCGGGATTTTGGCATTTCATCGGCCATGTATAAGTTCAATGGCCAAGACAATTTCTATACCCTTTACAACGGCTCCCGCATATACTTGCTCGCGGCGAAGTACCTGCCATCCGACCCGGAGTACCAGCGGTTTGGCTCCATGCAGATGACGCGGGGCTGGATAGAGGAAGCCGGGGAGTTTGACACCGACGCCAAGCGCAACCTACAGATCAGCGTCGGGCGTTGGAAAAATGACGACTACGGGCTTACCGGAAAGCTGCTGCAAACCTGCAACCCTTCAAAAAATTACCTTTACCGGGAGTATTACCGGCCATTCAAAGACGGCACACTGCCGCCGTATGTGCGCTTTATTCAGGCCATGCCGCAGGACAACAAGCGGCTCGCAAGCGGATATTTGGAGCACCTCCAGCGGACGCTGACAGGCGCACAAAAACAAAGGCTGCTGCTTGGCAATTGGGAGTATGACGGCGACCCCGCCGCGCTGATTGAATACGACAACATCATCAACCTGTTTAATAACGACCACGTCCTCCCCACCGGGCAGCGATACATTACCGCCGACATTGCCGGGATGGGCAGCGACCGCTTTGTGATTGCGGTTTGGTATGGCTGGGTTTTGGTTGAATTGCAGGTCATCGCCAAGTCGGACGGCAAAGAGATCGTCCATGCAATACAGGCCCAGCGGCAAAAGCACGGCATCAAACCGCAAAACGTGGTCTTTGATGCGGACGGGATCGGGGGTGGCGTTACAGGGCACATCCCCGGCGCGTTGAGCTTCCTGAACGGCTCGAAGGCACTGCCATACAAAGGCAATGATGAAAATTACCAAAACCTAAAAAGCCAGTGCTCCTTTCACTTGGCCGACGCTGTAAATGCTGGGAGTATGTACTTCTCCGCGCCGGTGGAAGAAAAGGTAAGGCAGGATTTAATAGAGGAATTGGAGCAAGTGAAGCGCGGGGAGGTCACCGACGGGAAGCTGCGAGTAATCAGTAAAGACGCCGTTAAGGAGGCGTTGGGCCGATCCCCTGACCTCTCTGACGTAATGATGATGCGCGTTTTTTTTGAACTCGACCACTCAAAAAGATTGCCCCGTATGCTCTAAAGACTTATCTTTGCCCTACCTTTCAGGCGTCCGTGTCGCGCAGCACGTTAAACCACTCACCATGACCGCACAGGACGCACTGCCGCACCTTTCCAATATTGCCGCCACAGGCACCCGCCACGCGATGTATGCCCGCACCGTCGCTATTGCTGACGAATGCCGGGTATTGCTCGGAGACACAGATGCACAAGCCGAAAAACTCCGGGAATATACCCTGATGGAAACGGCAGAGGAACAAGAGCAGCGCCAGCGCCTGACCAACGCCATCACCGGGGCAACGCTCGGCCCGTCGCTCTCCTATCTTGAAAAGGTCATCCGGGCTGATGGGCAAACAGAGATCATCGAAGGCCCTCCGGAGATTCGCTCCAAGCTCACAGATCATTTCAC